CCGTCAGTGCAGACGTGAGCACGCACAGCAGCGCAGAACGATCCGGCGCCCCGAGAAGTCGAGAGTCGTCCGGCTTCAGTTGGCCGAGCACGCCCTGAACCGTTTTTGTCCCGAAGACGCAAGCCACGCCAGCGACTTCGAGCAGGGCGGTGAACCCTTCGGCGAGTGCTGTCTGTTGTGCGGTGCTCATTGGAGATTGCTTCTTGGAGCCGCCGCGCGCGATGCGGGCGGCTCGGGGGAGCGATCAGCCAAGCAGCGAAACGACCACGCTCTTGGCGGTGTTGTCGCCACCGCTGGAGGCGACGGCCAAGTTTGCCTGTATGTATCGTTTCACGTCGGACGGGAGACGGACGACGACAGTCGATGCGGCGGACCCGCTGGTCGAAACACCGGTGACGACGACTGAGGCGAGTTGCTCGACGTCGGCAAAGGTGGTGTTGTCGGCAGAGTCCTGGAGTTTGACGGTTAGCGTCTTGTCGGCCGCAAGGCTCGGTAGTGCAGGAATTGCAATCTCGACCTCGAACGACTCAACAGATGCGCCAGGATTTTTGCAACCGAGATCGATCGTGTCGGTGTTGTGGTTGGCGCCGGCGGCCGGACACGCTTTTGTGACCTTCAGCGCGGCATCACGGATATTGTGAATGGGCATTGTATGACTTTCTTGTTGGTTGGTTGGTTGGCCGATTAGATCGTCTCGGCGTTGCTGATGGCGCTGGATGCGATGAGCGGAATTCCGTTCCAGTCGGTCGGGAGCGGGGCGGGCTGTCCGGTGGTGGTGGTTGCGGTGCGGCTGGCGCGCAGTTGCTCACGCGAGCGGGGCGTGAGGAAGATGTGCGTCGGCTCTGCACCGAGCGCGGTTGTAAATTTCTCGTAGGCCGAGAACATGAGCGCATCGGTGAGGGTCTTTCCGGTCGCCGTGCCGATGTTCTTGATACGGACAACGGAGTTCTTGTTCGCGAGGCGGGCGCCAACTGCACCACTCAACCAATTCGTCAGAGCCCGGAACGGGTTGCCGTTCGCGTCGTTGACAGTCTCTTCCTTCCACTCGGGCTGAAGGTCAATTGTGGTTCCGTTGCCAAACAAGAATTGACAGGTTTCGCGCGCGATGCGCACGAAATAAACCGAGCTCTTTGCCGTGGTGCCGGTGGCGTCAACTTCGTGGGCGGTGTCGGCGAGCATCTGGGCGATGATGCCGGGGAATCCCTTCGCGTCGTTGGTCGTTCCATACCAGAACTGCTTCGCGACGTGACGGAACGCGGCATCCATGAAGCCGGACGCCTCGGCCTGCTGGAGCCGGAGCGGGTCGAGCGCGCGACGGTAGACGCCGAGATCGATTGCGATCTGGCCACTGATGTCGGCGCACGAGAACACGCGCGTCTCATATTGGCTCTTGGAACGCGCCATACCTTCGTTGAGATTGCGGAATCCGACCGTCGGGAGATCGGTTCGGACGGTGAGCTTCATCTCGGCGCCAGCAATTACTTCGGCGGGGATGATGCGGAGTTCAGGGCAGAGGAGGACATTCTCCTCTACGAGGTCAAAGCCAACGCCGTCGTTAAGCTTCTTGATGTCGAGCAGAGTCGGAAAACTCATGGTGATGTTTGGTTATTGCTGTTTTAGGATAGTATCAGAGTTTGCCCCATGCTTCGGCGGTGGAGCGGCACTTAATGTGATCAGATTGGCTTGCGCTTGTTTTCATCGGAGGCGCTCCAGCGGCCGGCTTCTGCGCCGGCTTGAAGCTCGCCAGAATCTTCCGGCCTTCGGCGCCATCCTTGAGGATGGCATCAACGATCAACGGCTTTGCGGCATCCGGGATGCAGGCACTCGCGGCGTGCCGCTCAACCTCTGCGGTGACGGCAGCGCGCGCAAGATCGGCGGCTTCCTTTTCCTTGGCAGCAAGTGCTGCTTTGAGGTTTGCGGCTTCGGTGGCGGATTCGGTAGCGGCGCTCTGAAGCTCCGCGATCTTGGCGAGGATTTCGGCCTCGGTGGCCGTCTCGGGAAGGCCGAGAGCCTTGGCGATTTCGATCATGTGTTTCTGTGCCGTGAGCGACGCGGCTATGCGCTCGATTTCCTGAAAAGCGGGGGTATTGACGAGGGCGCCAATCGGACCCACCGCGGGGATCGCCGTCACCTTGCCGTACTTGTCGGCGAAGAACTCAGGCGAGAAATACGAATACACGCGGCCAGACACGGCGGCGGCTCCGGCGGCGGTCCACTCGACGCGGAGGCGAATGCCATCGGCCCAGAAGAACTCTGTCGGGATGGCTGCGGCCTCTCCGCCAGCATGGTCGAAGTCGATGTATGGGCGCGACGCCTTGCCAGCATCGGCAAGCGCACGCGCAGCTTGTAGTTGCTCGTTGAGCACTGACACCAGCTCCTCATCGACATTCACCTCGATTTCAGCAGGCGCATCGTCTTTCGAGCAGCAAATCGAGTGCCTTCCTGCCGGCATCCATTCGATGGAGTCGGGCAGCTTCGATGCGTCTGGGGCGATCTGAGCGGTGGAGAATGCGCGAATAAGGTTTTTCACGGTGCGGGTGGCGCGTCCTTCGGCGCGGCTGGCTGTTTCGGCGTGATGTCGAAAATCGAAGCAATGATCTCGGCGGATACGGTCGGGAACGAGGCCCGCGCGATGGCCATTGCGGACTCGCGCTCAAGGTCGCCACTGGCGAGCTGCCGCGCGATCTCCACGAGCGCAGTTACCTGCGCGCCGTTGAGCGCCGCAGACTGAACATCTCCAGCCTCGGCGAGCGATTTCTGGTCGGCATTGCCGGCGCCCGTGTCAGTTACCGGCGCGGCCTTGGCGGCCGGTGCATCGACGCCAAACAGCCGCTTCACGAGCATCGTGTTTACCTGCTCTGGCGTGAGCGCCGGATTGATCTCCAGCATCTCGGCGCGAAGCGTCGCGATGTGAGCCGTACCGCTCGCGCCGTACATCCCGCAGTACTCGTCAACCGTAGTCGCCCCGCTGGCGATGTCGGCGCGATCCTGTGCACTCGTGCGCCCATCGTCGACGGTGAGCTTGCGCGGGAATTGGTGAGTGACGTTGCGCCAGTCCGACGGCCTGCCTGGTTCAAGAACCTTCGAGTTTTCGACGAAGTAATCCCACGCCTGCTGTTGCCCGCACGCAACGAGCTGTTGCCATTGTTCGATTACGCGCTGCGCGCTCGCAAGGTCGCGGCGCGTGTCGGCTCCACCTACCTTGAGCTGCAAGAACGCACTCGGAGGCATGTCGCCGGCAAGGCAGAAAATCCCGAGCAGAAAGTCGATGAAGCCCTGCCACGCAGTGCTTGGGCGCTGCGACACGACCTGCTCGTACTTCTCGTCAATATCCAGAACAAGGCCCTCAGGCCCTACAACCTGCTGGAAGTATGAGTCTGGGCGCGACGGATCGCTAGTCGTGGCAGCCTCGCCGATGCGCCGCGCGCGCGTCGGCATCTGCCCGCCCTTGCGGTTGATGACCTCGACAGTCTTTCCGGCTGCCTTGCTGGCGGCCTTCTCGATGTTGATGATCTCGTCGACGTCGCGCGCGGTATTGATCGCGGCAGCAAACAGCGGTACGCCGCGACGCTGGCCTGGACGCTCCTTGCGGAAATAGTGAATGACCTTGTCGGCCGGATACCACTCAGGGGAGACCTCGCCCTCCTTGACCTTCTTCGCGCCAGCCGGGACGTAGTAAATCGGGCGGCCAACATCAGTGCAGATGATGTCCTCGATCTGGTGCGCTTCGAGTAGCTGAAGCGATTCCTGCCCGTCGATTTCGTCGTTCGTCTTTAGGTCGAAACACTCGCCGTCTACGATCATCGCGCGAACAATCGCCTGCTGCCGCGCAGGCATCTGATCGACGCGGGTGATGTCGCACCGCTTCGCCCAAAGCGCGTATTCAGCGGTCGCGCGCTTCGCCCATTCCGGCGTTGCACTCGCCGACGTGGACATGATGCCAGTGCCAACGATCAGCGTCACGAGCCGCTTTACCGCGCCGGAGTAAACCGCGCTGTTGCAGTAGAGGTATCGCGAATGCTTTCGCAGTTCGCGGAGGACGTG